TAACTAGTGCATTAAAAGAACAAACACAAGAATTATTTGGTAAAAATTAAATTAACAATATTAATAATACTAATTATGAGTAGTAATGTAAACGCTGAAACAGACAAAATGCTTTTGTATAGTGATAGTTTTTTAAATTATATGAAAAAAGCTGAAAACGATAAGTTATTTACATACGGGACAGAAATGATACATGAGTCCCCTGAAGGTGGTAATAACACTATAGGATATGGACATAAATTAACTGACGAAGAAGTAAAAGATAACAAAGTATATGGGTATGATCTTGATACTTTAACTAGGCAGCAGGCAAACGATATATTATTAAGAGATTTAGAAGAAAAAAATAAATTACTAACTAATAAATTAGGTGTAGAATATACAAATTTAGATCCAAAACGAAAACAAATGTTATTAGATATAGAATTTAATGTAGGTGATGCACCAGGCGTATTTCCTAATTTTACAGAAGGTGTATTACAAAATAAAATTGATGTTATGAAAAAGGAATATAAAAGAAAATTTACTGATAGAGAAGGTAAAACACAACCTTTAACTAAGAGAAATGAATTATTTAGTAATTTTTTCTTTTCTAAAAATTAATGGCTAAACAACCCAAAACAACCAGTGAACACCTTATATCAATATATGGATATATCACAGGATTAAAAAGGGAAGTAAGTTCAATAAAAAATAATCACCTTAAACATATGCATGAGGATATAGATAAGCTACACGGTAAGATAGACAAGATAATCTATGTAATACTAGGTGGCCTTGGAGCAACAATACTAACATTAATAGGTTTATTTTATTAATAGGAGAAAATACTATGGAAGATATTAAGAATAAAGCAATAGAATTATGGGGAAAACATAAGCACTGCGTCATTGCGGCAGTTGCAGGTTTTGTCCTGGGTGTTATAATATCATAATACACCGATAAATGTCTAAACCTGAATATCAGGATATAATTAGTGAGTATAAAGACCAAGTCAGAATCCTCAAGCAAGAAGTTGCTGAGTTGCAGGATGCTGGTAAGGCCAAAGACTCTGCTAATAAACGTACCTTGCAAAAGCTAGAACATCTTACACAAGATCTAGATGATGCAAATAAAAAAATAAAAGAATTAGAAGACAAAAATAAAAAGGAGTAACAATGCCATTTGAGATGATTACAATGCTTGGGTCCACTGTATTAGGTGGAGTAATGAGCATATGGTCACAAAGTATTAAGGCTAAACAAGCTGAACAGAAACTACTTTTACAAAGAGCAGATGTTCAGATGAAAGGTTTTAAAGAAGCTAGAGAGTATGAGAACGTAGGCTTTCAGTGGACCAGAAGAATTATAGCATTAACTGCAGTATTTGCGATAGTGCTATTACCAAAATTATTACCACTGCTACAACCAGATGTTAGTGTAATTGTAGGCTATTTAGAATTTAAACCTTCATTTTTATTCTTACCTGAAAAGGAAGTAATGAAATGGATAACCTTATCATCTAATAGTTTAGTAATTACACCATTAGATACTAACTTAGTATCTGCTATTATAGGTCTGTACTTTGGTGGATCTTTAGTTAAAAAATAAAATAACGCTATGGGGTATAATTATGAATTATTACTTCACAGGTGTTCTAATTATATTACTAGTATTAATGGCATTATTTTTAGAACCAGGATATAAATGAAAAAAAATATTTGTAAAGAATGTCATCACGAATGTCACTGCGATGGAGATCTTCATGCAGATGAATATGGTGTATGTACATGCGAAAATTGTAAATGCGCACCTAATAAAGAGTTAGATGAAGACTCTTTTAATGGGGCTTAATGAAATTTAGTTTAGCACTTATACTGTGTTCATATATAGTTGATTCTTGCATACCACCATATATTTACCCTACACAATTTGATAGCGAATATGAATGTTTAAAAACAGGATATACAGAATCATTAATTAAATTAGAAGAAATAGGAGAGTTACAAGTTAACTCTAATAGATTGTATATTAAATTTGCATGTTATGAAGACGAAGCACAAGAACAAGATACTTAAATATGAAAAACCCTCTAATACTAATATTAACATTATTAATAATATCTGCATGTGTAACAACTGCAGCTATAGCAGGATCAACTCAGACTAATACGTCTGGATCTAATACTGCTATTGAAGGTGGATATACATCTACTGCTACAACAACTTATCAATCTGGATCTAGTTCTAATAGCACTACTAATAATACAACTAATTCTAATATTAGATCAGCTCCACCAAGTGCAGGTGCACCATCATACAATAGTATGACACAAGATGTTTGTGCAGTTGGGGTATCATTAGGTGTTCAAACTTTTGGTATAGGTATTAGTGGTGGTAAGCATGCAATAGATAAAAATTGTGAAAGATTAAAACTAGCTAGAATATTAAATGACTTTGGTATGAAAGTTGCAGCTGTTGCTATACTTTGTCAAGATGAAAGAGTATTTGAATCTATGATACAAGCAGGTACACCCTGTCCTATTGATGGTAAAATAGGTAAAGAAGCAGAGGCCCTATGGTCTAAATATGATCATGAAAGACCAGACTATGATACATATGTAAAACGTATGGAAGATAGAAAGAAAAAAGATGAAGAAGAAGAATTAGCAATGCAAAAAGAATTTGAAAAAATAGAACAAGAAAAAGAAAGAATTAAAAAATTAAAAGATTGGTCATCACCTAAATGATAGATAAATACATATATAAATTTTGTGATGTATTAGATATAATGACATCTTGGATAGATAAATTATTTGAAAAAAAGAAAAAGAAAGATGAGTAACAAACCTCTAAAAATATCGGAGCAAGCAGCTGTGCAGATGCCGATGAAAACAGTTGCCTCATTGATAGTTTTAGTTGCAGCTGGTGTATTTGCATATACAGAATTAACTGCAAGGCTAGTATCTCTAGAGACATCAAGAGAATTATTTGAAAATGATTTGCTTAAAAAATCTGAACAAGTACCTGTAGACCAGGAGCAACATTTTTTATTAGAGGATCTTTACAAAAGTGTAGAAAAGATGGAAGAAACTCAAGAGATGAACATGACTAATAAAGTTAATATAGAATTTTTAAGAGATCAATTAGATAAAGCACTAAAAGATATTGAAGTATTAAAAGATAAAGTTAGAGCAAATGGAGCACACTAATGCCAGAAATGATTATAGCCTTACTTATGATAATTAACGGAGAGATTAAGGAAGCTCGTATTCAAAGTTCAATGTCTGAGTGTTTAAAGGGATCTCGTATAGCTAAAAGACAACTAAAATCAAATAGTAATGTTAAGTACCAGTGCATAAAATCTATGGCAGAATTAGAATCAAACATAGACGGGTCAAAGTCAATTAAAAAACTTATATTAGAATGAAATGGTTAATAGCTTTTTTATTTTTATTTACTGTTGTAAATGCTGAAGAGATAACTACAGGTAATTTAATTACCAATGGTAACTTTGAAACTGGTAATGCGAATGGTTGGACTACCTCTGGTGATGTACAAGTATTAAATGATTGCTGTGAATTAAATAATGTTCCTAGTAATTATGATTTAGAGTTTGGTGATAGTGGTTCTATTAATCAAGACTTTGATTTAAGTTCCGATACTATTACACAAAATATGTTGGATAATGGTATTACATTAGATTCAACAATTGAAGTACAAAATGGCGAGTGCAATGTCACTGGGTGTTGGGGTGGGTCAGGTGATGCTGATACATTTACAAATGTATTAACTATTAAAGATGAAGAAGGTAATATATTAGCATCAAATACTACAATTAGAACTGATACAACAGGTATCGAAGGTGCTAATTTTACAGATAGATTAATTTATAATGGTGAAGGATCTTATACAGGTAATATAGATATATCTGCAACAGATGCTAATGCACCTGCAACTTTAGGTGGTCCTAATGTAGACAATATATCTGTAACTATGACATATGATGACGCAGTTATAGAAACTTCTATTGTGCAAGAAATAGAAGAAGCATTTGAAAACATTGAAGAAGTATTTGAAGAATTAGAATTTGTAGCTATTGAAGAATTATTTGAAGAGTTAATAACTTTTTTTGAAGAGCCTACTTTAGAAGTAGCAGAAGAATTTGAAGAGATTAGTTTTGAACCTGTTCTAATGGCTGTTGAAGAAATGCCAATGGAAGAGGAAATTATAGAAGAAGAAATCATGGAAGAATTAGTTATGGAAGAAGAATCTATGATTGAAGAAGAAGTAATGGAAGAGGAAACAATTGAAGAAGAATTTACAGAAGAGGAAATAATAGAAGAAGCACCTACAAAAATGGCAGAGGAACCTAATGAAAAAGAAGAAGAACCCAATAGCGAAACTACTAAGACTGCCGAAGTTAAGAATGAAAGTAATTCAAAGCAAAAAAATATACAATCGAAAGAAACAATCAAAGCTAATCTAGTAAAAATTATGGACAAAGTTGATAAAGATATTAAAGATATTTCAAAAAATTTACAAATTAAAAATATTATTAAGTTAGATGCTATGGCAAGTGGCCAAGTGTCTCTTGATGTTTATGACGTACCCTTCTATAAAAGTGAAAATATTTATTTAGATCAAATACAAATACAGGATTTAAGACAATTATATACTGATAAAAATTTAAGTAGTTATATATCTACAGATCCTATAGCAATTGTAAATGATAAACTAAATCAAATAGATATTAAAAAGAAACAAATACTAATAGAACTGGAGCAATTAAAAAATGGATAAAATAAAAAATCAACTAGCAGGTGTAGCAGCATTACTTGGAGTTATTGCAGCAATAGGTGGTGGCTTTGTAAAGTATGGTGAGATTGTAACTAAATTAGATGCATTAGAGGGAGCATCTGGTGGTAAAGATTGGTCAGCAGAAATAGCTGTATTAGAAGAAAAAGTTACAGCACTAGAGAATAAAGATACTTCTCACAATCATAACTTTGACCATACACATGATAATTCATCTGTAAAAATAGTTGAAAAAGAAATAGAATTATTAAAAATACAGATAGAAGAAATTAAAATTAAATCTTCTAATCCTTTAGCTAACTAATGTATCTTAACGCTAATATCCCACCAATAGAATGTTATGTTCGTGGTAACTTTCTTAGGGATCAAAAAGATTCACACGATAAATACTTTGAGTGTGTAGTATTTGGTTTTACATCTATACCTAAACAGGTCCCTTTGTTTCATTACATGATGACAGATGGTGGTATATGGTGGAGATCACCTATATCAGCATTTTGTAAAAAACCTGGAGTAAAAGAGCTACCACTAAATGAATTAATGTTATGGGATTCTTTTAGTTATAATGTAAGTGTTACTAGATTTTATCAATTACAAGGTTGTAAAATGATATATACTTCTAGAAGAAAGAAACAGCGAGAAGGTACATATTTATTTACAATTGATTGGTGTGCTGGTGACTACAATGAGTTAGATTTTGGTTATGCAGAAAAACCAGATCAACATAAGTGTGGCCATGTAATAGAATTAGATGATGGTAATTATGCAATTCAACCCAACAATAGACTAAGGATCTTTGATCCTTCTATGGCAGCAGATCCAAGTAAACCTCTCATCCATAGATTAGTTAATACTAGGATATGGTCTGTGGAAGATACATCTAAATGGATAACTGACGAAAATGAAGAAGGCAGTTATGACTATGATTATAAGGAGATGAAAAATGGCGAAGAAAAAGTCGACAGTAAATAAAGCAGGCAATTATACCAAACCTGGTATGAGAAAAAGAATGTTTAATGCTATAATGGCTGGCTCAAAGGG